TACTGTAAAGTTTAAAGTGTTAGGTGAAAATTCTTCTGATTTTAAGTTTAAAATTAAAAATAAAAATAAATAACAATTTAAAAATTACAAAAAATGGCAATTACTGCAGGAAGTAGTTTGAATAGTGTTGTAGCTCCACAGCAACAAACACTAGCTTCAAATTACATCGATTTTACAAGTAGTGACACCGCAGGGTGGGCACAACAATATTTACCAGATCTTATGGAAAAAGAAGCTGAGGTTTTTGGAAACAGAACAATCTCAGGATTTCTTTCACAAGTAGGAGCTGAAGAGGCTATGACAGCTGATCAAGTTATATGGTCTGAACAAGGAAGGTTACACTTATCTTATCAAGGTACAGTGGCTGTAGCAGGTGATACTAATGGTACATTTACAGTTACTAAAGATATTGATGGTAACACATTAACAACTACTCACGGTGTTAGAGTTAATGATATCGTACTTATTGCAAGTGCTGGTATCGTTACTAAATGTTTAGTAGTAGAAACTCCAGAAAGCGATATCGTTTCGGTTGAGCCTTACGACAAGGCTGATTTAACTGGTCACGCTACAACAGCTGATGGATCTATACTATTAGTTGTAGGTTCTGAGTACGGTAAAGGACAATCTTACTCTGACCTTACTGGTACACACAACTCTGAAAGAAGAACAGCTTTAGAGCCTACGTTTAAATCTTTTAGCAACAAACCAATCATCATGAAGGATTACTACGAAGTATCTGGATCTGATGCTTCTCAAATTGGTTGGGTTGAAGTTTCTGGTGAAGCTGGTCAAAACGGTTACTTATGGTATTTAAAAGCTGAAGGTGATACTAGAGCTAGATTTACTGATTATTTAGAAATGGCAATGTTAGAAGCTGAGAAAACAGTTGCTAACTCCGCTATTGGTTTTGCTGATAAGCAAGTTAGGGGATCTGCTGATGCAGGTGCTGATAAAGCAGGTACTGAAGGTTTATTTGCTGCTATTGAGTCTAGAGGTAATGTTACTTCTGGTGTAACTGGTGTTAACGCAGCTACTGATTTAGCTGAGTTTGACGCTATACTAGCTGAGTTTGATAAGCAAGGTGCTATTGAGGAAAACATGATGTTTGTAAACAGAGCTACTTCGTTAGCAATGGATGACATGTTAGCTTCAATGAATTCTTACAACTCTGAAGATATGGCATTAAACTTAGGTTTCTCTGGTTTCAGAAGAGGTTCTTATGACTTCTACAAATCTGACATGAGATACTTAAATGACAAAGCTACAAGAGGTGAGATAAACCGTGTTGCAACTTCGGCTGCTATTAGAGGAGTTGTTGTTCCAGCTGGTGTATCTTCAGTTTATGATCAAGCTTTAGGAAAGAATCTTAAACGTCCTTTCTTACACGTACGTTACAGAGCTTCTCAAACTGATGACAGAAGAATGAAATCATGGGTTACTGGTTCGGTTGGTGCTGCTACATCTGCACTTGACGCGATGCAAATCCACATGCTATCAGAAAGATGTCTAGTTACACAAGGTGCTAACAATTTCATGTTAATGAAGTAAGCATTTATTATATTAAGGAT